AATGAAGCGCGTGATCGTATTGGGTTAGAGCCTATCAGTGGTGGTGATGAAGTATTCATTGCGGCTAATTTATTCCCATTAGGTGGAGTTGAAGTTGCAGAAGATGAAGGTTTAGAACCTGAAGATGCGGCCAAGCAAGCATATGGTACAAAATCAGAAGTTCGCAAAGATGTTTTCACAACAGAAGCTGAAGCAATAGAAAGGGCTGGTGAAATTGGTTGCGTAGGGTCACACAGCCACACAGAAGACGGGCAAATCATTTATATGCCCTGTAACACCCATTCACAGTATGAAGACGCTACAGGCGAAGATTTGAAAGACGCTGAAGGCAAGGCTGAAAGTGATGTTGATACTGTTCCAACTTCAGCAATGGCTAGAAATGGAAAAAGAGCGCTCGATTTAAGAAAAGAATATGGTCGTGGAATGACACCAGTGGGTGTAGCACGGGCAAACCAGTTAATTAACAAAGAAAGATTATCGCCAAGAACTGTTAGGAGAATGCACAGTTTCTTCAGCCGACATGAGGTCGATAAAGAAGCTGAAGGTTTCAGGAGAGGTGAGGAAGGTTGGCCAAGTGCTGGTCTGATTGCTTGGCTTGGTTGGGGCGGTGATGAAGGTCAAAGCTGGGCAAGGCGTAAAACTGCTGAACTAGACAAAGAAAGATCAAAGTCTGAAGATTTCCCAGAAATGATAAGTGATTTAATTGTTGATGAAGCAAAAGCTGAAGTATCTGCAAAGATAAAAAAGGCTCTGGCTAATAAAGTTGATGATCATAATGACAAACATGGCGATAAAAAGGGAAAGAAGGTCACACAGCGAATGCTAGAGGCTGTATTTAGACGCGGTGTGGGCGCTTACAGAACAAACCCACAAAGTGTAAGGCCAAGTGTTACATCGCCTGACCAGTGGGGATTAGGGCGTGTGAATGCATTTCTATCGGCTGTGAGAACTGGAAGGTTTAAGAGTGGGGCATTTGATCGTGATCTTTTGCCAGAAGGACACCCCATGAAATCTGATAAAGAGAAAAGCATAGCGGCTGAATAAAAAAGGGGGCTTAATTGCCCCCCCCATCTTATTTCGGTCTATCGAGTATTAATATTTTACCTGTATCAACTTTTTCGTAAACATTTTCCATATCTAAGATAGCATCTTCATCTTTTTGTTCTGTTGCTTTTAGAAAATCTTCGCCAAGTTCATTTAGTTCATCCCAAGTAACAAATTTTTTCATTAACAATTTATGTGGCATTTAAATGTTCCCTAAATAATAAATGATATGTGGCAAATGCAGTACGCCGTATACAAAGGCTATAATTACTGCTGAATTTATGATAAGGTGTTTGTAATCGAGTGATTTTTTCATTTGGTTTCTCTCCCTGTTTGACTAGCCCCCTTCTTATCGAGGGGGGCTTTTTTGATTTATTTATAAACTTTAACTAATGTGCGGTAATGTGCGCGCTGGATATTGTAACCACCAGCAATGATTGTATCTATTGATACGCGCTTTTGACCAGCTTCAGTTTGAACTTCAAAGTAACCATTAAAGCCATCATCACTATAAACAACTTCACCACTATCTACATTTGTGATTTGAGCCTTAACAAGTTTATTAGAAATGCTTGCGTTACGTCTGGCAATTTTACTATCAACATGCTTGTTTGCTTTTTCAGTAATTCCAGCTTCATTATAATATCCACAACCAACAATCTCATACATACCCTTGCCGCCAGCAATGCTATAAAGAGTTTCATAATAATCATAAGCGTTGCTTCTATACAATTCTTTAGCTTCATCTTTAGCTTGATATTCTTTAAGTGCTTTTTTGCGGTCAAAGAAAAATTTGATTTCCTCTTTACGGAACTGTTCGTCAAATTTTGCAAAAGCTTCATCAAGTTTAGAGATGATTGAAGTGTAAGTTTTATATTCAGTATGTAACATAGTGTAAGTCCTTTGATTAACATTTGATATAATAACCAATAAAGCATAGGTAATATACTGTCAACAATTTATTTACAAATAGTTTGATTTATTAATGTAAACTTGGAGTTGATTGCTGATCTCTTATAATTTGTGCATCAGTAAATCTTTTTTCTTTTCCATTTAACCAATACACACCAAACAAACTGTCACTTGGGTCAAAAACATTTACCCTTTTTGATATTTGCATATATATACCAAAACAGGCATATAAAGTTATATATTTACCCTTATTTTCAATTGAAGCTTTTCGGGCGTTTTCTTTTGCATCAACTTTATTTTTACCAGCGAATATCATTTTATATTTCCTTAGTTTGATTATCTAAACTCTACAATCTGGGAGATGACTGTAGAGCTTATTAATTAAACTAGAGCTTATGAATTGAAATATTCCACAACTTCTGCATGTGTATCGCCATCAAATTCACTTAAACAACCTATCAATTCTTCATTTATTACAGCGTTTATTTTTGCAGAAGTCATTGGCTGTTCAGTTTCGCCTAGCTTAGAGAAAAATATAGTAGTAAATATTTCAGCTTCTAATTTTGCTTTATTAGGCTTACCATTGTCCCAGTTTTCCGCATTTACGATTGCAGTGTTAAAAGCTTTGTCGAATTTTACTACGATTGAATTTGGCATTGTATAAGTTCCTTTAATTAACATTTGATGTAATAATCATTAAAGCATAGCCAATATAGTGTCAACAATTTATTTACATAATAATAGAAATAGACCAAAAAAGTTATTAATGGTATAAAAAGCTATGACATTTCCAGTATTTATCAAAGCCAGTAAGACCAGAGTTTCCATTGCAAAGGAAATTAAAGAGGTCAATCGCCTTAGAATGCAGTTTGAAAGGTCTATGACAAGCCGCCTGATGCTTGTATTTAAGCGCACAGGTAAATCTGCATCAGCCGAATACATGCGCTCTGGGGATATAAATCAAAGCTTAGTACCCCTAGAGAATGATCTAAGAAAAGTATTTGAAGCCAGCTATAGGGCTGTTATCGAGAAATTTGCTGATAGAGTTTATACAAATCGTAAAGCTGACAGGTTCAGTCAGTTGGTTTTTGATTATACGTTCATGAATGCTGGGGCTAAAATAACTGGAATTGCCGAAACCACAGGAAAAATCATCAATAAAGCTATACTCGATGGCGAAAAAGAAGGCATAGGTGTATCAAAGATAGGGAAACTGATACAAGAGCGCACATCTGGCAGTATTGGTAGGTCTAGGGCTGTCACTATTGCCAGAACGGAAACACATGCGGCGGCTTCATATGCAACGGATACAGCCACAAGAGAGCTTGCACTACCAGCTCAACGAAAAAGATGGGTTTCAGTCTCTGATGATAGGACTAGAACAGGTCACAGCGCCGCAAATGGTCAGGAAGTTGGCATAGATGAGAAGTTCTTAGTGCCATATAAAGGTGCTACTGTTGAAATGTCATACCCACATGATGGCTCTGGGGGCGCTGGTAACAACATAAATTGCAGATGTTTGGCTGTTTATTTCACAGATGAGGACGCATTGTTTGATGATGCAACACCTGTCACACCAGTAGCGCCTGTTGTCCCTGTACCACCAGTACCTGTTGCCCCAGTTGACCCTATCAACATAAGCCCATTCAAGACCTATGCAGTAACAAATACATTCAAATCACCATATAGTGATGGTTATGACAATGAAAATTTCCCAGTTATGAGCCGAAAAGAGGCTACTGACAGGCTAAATGATGATCTTAAAGATGCTTCTTTAGATTTAAGATACAATTCAAGAGCTTTATATAGAGGCAGGGATGACTATATGTGGGGTAAATTAGGTACGGCTGGTTTAACCAATGATACAATAAAAATGATGGCAGTTATAAACACTGAACTAAATTATTTTGCTGATTTCTTTAATATTCCCAGAATAAGAGGATACAAAGCTGGTGCTGGTAAAGCCATTGCAAATCAAGGTGATGGTGTGATGGCTTACAATCCCGTATACTTCAACAAATGGGCAGAAGACATGCGTAATCCAGTTGATGAAGCAAGTGTTGATAAAAAGCTAACTCTTATAGAAAATGAACAAAAGGTAATTGATAAAGAGTTGGATGACTTTAATGCTCAACAA